CGGGAAACGATTTCTACCGATGTAAACTGTCTCCAGAAATCCCACACAAGGAAAAGGGGACCATCTCTATGATATGGTTCTGTTGGGGAATAGTCTCTGTTGGCATTGCTCTCCTGATAATCATTTGGCTGTATGTGGCGGCACGTGTCGTCACCAGAGGTATACTCAGAACAATCCATGAAAGGAGAAGTAACAATGAACAAAAGAAAAAGGATTAGCAAGGAGAAGGTGCGTGAGAATGCTGAAAAGGGAAGCCAGGGTGGTTCTGACTGGTTTCAGCCGAAGGAAGGCGTAACCCGGTGGTCACCAGAGGATGCCGGAAAGTATGCCATTGACTTTGTTCCCTACGAAGTCAAATCCAAGAACCACCCGGATGATGTGGAACAAGGGTGCCTGTGGTACAAACTCCCATTCGCTGTCCATCACGGGGTTGGAGCCAACAACTTCTCTGTTGTATGCCCACAGAGTGCGGGGAAGCTCTGCCCCATTTGCGAGGAGAAAAACAGGGTGGTCAAAGAGGATGCTGAGGGAAACGAGGAGCAAATTAAACAACTCAGCACACAGAAGTTCATCGCTTACAACATCCTCAACCCGGAAGATGCCAGCAAAACTTCCCTGTTCATCATGAGTCGGGGAAAGTTTGCTACCAAACTTGAGGAAGAACTCAAGGACCCAGACAATGAGGAAAATCTGGCCTTCTTTGACGTTAACAAAGATGGCCGGACGTTGCGTGTCCGCTTCTCAGAAGAGAAGTTTAATGGCAAGAAGTTTCTCCAAGCAACCAAAATTGACTTCCGCCCTCGCGAGGAGATGGACGAGGATGAAATCCTTGACAAAGTGATTTGTCTGGATGAAGCCCTCATCATTCTTCCTTACGACAAACTCAAGTCCATGTTCTTCCAAGAAACTGAGGAGGAGGACGGGGATGACAAAGAAGACAAGGAGGAAAAACCCAAGTCCAAACCCAAAGAGGATGAGGATGATGAGGATGATGAGGATGAGGAGGATGATGAGGATGAGGAGGATGATGATGAAAAGCCCTCCTCAAAGAAGGACAAAGGAAAAGACGGAGAGAAGAAGTCAGACCACAAATGCCCTGTAAAGGGAGGAAAATTCGGGCAGGTGGACCAGTATGACGAGTGTGACGATTGTCCATACTGGAATAACTGCGAAGAGGCTTCAGAGTAATTAACCCTCAGTTTGGAGGATGGGGAGGCTAATAACCTCCCCTCTCTTTTTATTAAATGGGAAAAGAGAAAGTAGAAAAGAAAAAGTCGGTGGCTGAGGATATAGAAACCTCTGCTGATACAGACAAAGTAGAAAACAACAGGATTAGCCGGAGAGACTTGTTGTCCACCGGCTCTACCTTGCTCAATCTTGCTTGTAGTGACAATCCCTTTGGCGGGTTCCTCAAAGGGAAATACTACTTTCTGGTGGGAGATAGTGCCTCCGGGAAAACATTCCTATCCATGACCTGCTTTGCCGAGGCTATGTCCAATAAGTACTTCCAAAACTACCGTCTGATATATGATAATGTTGAGGATGGGTGCTTGATGGATGTGGAGAACCTGTTTGGAAAGGCTGTAGCGGAACGGCTGGAGTTTCCCGCAAAAGCAGAGGATGGAAGCCCGGTCTTCAGTTACACTGTTGAAGAATTCTACTACCATCTGGATGATGCTCTGAAAGAGGGGGAGCCATTCATATATGTCTTAGACTCGGTGGATGGTCTGTCCTCAGAGTTTGAAGGGGAGAAGTTTGACCAGAACAAAGATGCTTACTACAAAGGTAAAGAAACACCCGGGTCCTATGGTGATGGGAAGGCTAAGAAGAATTCAGAAGGCTTGAGGAAAGTCCTGAACGGCCTCCGGGAAACCGGAAGCATCCTAATCATCCTCAGCCAGACACGAGACAATTTTGGAATGAGCTTTGAAAAGAAAACAAGGAGTGGGGGGCATGCCCTCCGTTTCTATTCCACTGTGGAAATCTGGACATCCATCACCGGGCATATCAAAAAGACTATCCATGGGAAGGATAAGATAGTCGGTGTCCATGTGGGAGCTAAGGTAAAGAAGAACCGCATCACCGGGAAGGTCCGTGAAGTAGAGATAGACATCTACCCGGCGTATGGGATTGATGACATAGGGACTTCCATTGACTATCTGGTGGAAGAAGGATGGTGGGAAAGGAAAAAACAATCCATAGAAGCTGGGGAGTTTGATGTGGTAGCAACACGGGAGAAGCTGATTGAAATGGTAGAGGAAAACAAGTGGGAGAATGAGTTGTGCTCCATTGTAGGAAAATGCTGGAAATTGATTGAATCGGCTTCTATTCCAAAGCGCAAAAGCCGATATTCTTACAACGGACAGTAGGGAGAAACACCATGAAAGGTTACTGGAAATATGTAAGGTTTGACGATGGGGTTATCTCCTTCTGTAAAGCAGATGGACCAATCCCTTACAAAGACCTTGGCCGGGAAGGGCATGACCCGGTAAGTGCTGGGGCTATCATAGTGGAAAAGGATGAGATAGTGATTGTTGGAAAACGTTCCAACTCACTGGACATGGAGGTAGATATAGATGCAGATGTTCTTTTCTTTCAATCCTTCTTCCAAAGACCCGTGAACATCTTATGAAACCATGGGTATTCATAGACCTTAGCTTTCTGGCTCACCGTGCCCGGTATGCCACGGCAGAACTCCTATGGGAAGATTTTCATACTGGAATACTATATGGATTCTGGGAACAGTTGAGAACCATATGTCAAAGTGAATATGTCCATTCCAACCGGGTTGTCCTATTCTTTGATTCACGGCAAAGCTACCGGCTCCGGGATTTCCCTCAGTACAAATCTCACCGCAGGGAAGATTTGACAGAGGAGGAAAAGAAACAGCTGAGCATTATGTATGACCAAATCCGGCTCCTGCGTCAAGAAATTCTTCCAGCAGTAGGATTTCAGATTTGCCATCAGACGGGCTGTGAGAGTGATGATTTGATGGCTCAAGTTGCTGGGCAATTGTCCCGGAAGAAACTGGGAGTACCTGATGATGGAGAACGAGGAATTATTGTAACGGCTGACGGCGACTTGTTTCAATGTATCACTGACTATGTCAGTTGGTTTGACCCTTCCAGACGCTATATGTATAACCCTATCTCCTTTGAAAACAATAAAGGAATAGCCCCTGATCAATGGGGAAAGGTCAAGGCTCTGGCTGGCTGTGAGGGTGATGGGGTTCCGGGGATTATTGGGGTGGGAGAGAAAACGGCAATCAAATATCTAAAAGACCAACTCCCCCAACATCACAAGACTTATCAAGCTATCAAGAGTGAGGAAGGCCAGAAGATATATGCCCGCAATAAATGGCTAGTAATGCTTCCCCATGCAAAAACAAAGTCCATTGTGTTACAAGAACCTCAGTACAATGTTGAAGCCTTCTTTCATTACGCTGAACGTTACGGCTTCCTGACCTATCTCAAAGAGCCAAAGAGAAGTGAATGGGAAGCCTTTTTCAATAACAAACCAATCCACACCAGACGTAGAAATAAAGGGGATAAGTTATGAAGAACATTTTTGGGACACCTTGTGATTTAATTAGTAGGTTACGAGAAACCTATATAGTGCCCCCTTTTTCAGTGTTGGACGCCAATAATATAAACTGGAAGAAAAGGAAAAGGAAATGGAAAAAATTAGGCATTCAAAATGTAATGGGGAGAAACACAAATGTATATCATTCAAAAGATTCAAAAGGGATTGAATATACAGACCCTATCAGCAGAAAGATGAATCAAAGTTTTGAACATCCCAGTATTTTTGACCCTGTATTATGCGAAATTATATATCACTGGTTTTCCAAAGAAACCGATTCTGTTCTTGACCCATTTGCTGGGGGTGCTGTAAGGGGAATTGTAGCGTCTGTTATGAAACGAAAATATACAGGGATTGAAGTGAGACCAAAACAAGTAAAAACAAACAAACAACAAATTGTAAATCTATCATTGAATCCCTTACCAACATGGATAGTGGGAGATGCTAACAAAATACTTTCCAAATTTGAAAACAACCAATTTGACTTGGTATTTACATGTCCTCCTTATGGAAATTTGGAAGTATATAATAACATTGAAGGGGAATTATCTAACATGTCCCACAAAGATTTCTTGTTGGTTTACGATTCTATTATATGTCAAAGTGTACAAAAAATGAAGCCGGGGGCATTTGCTATTTTCACGGTGGGTGAATACCGGGACAAAACAGGAAATTATGTAGGATTTGTTCCTCATACTATCAAAGCCTTTGCAAAAATGGGTTG